CCCCACGCCTAGGTTGTTGCGTGTGTGCACGCCACCTGTTAGCGTGTGTGCACACCGCAAGAACGTGCCACCCAGCCCGAGGAGCCCTCATGACGAACCGCCTGACCAGCGGCCCCACCCGCCACACCCGCCCCGCCGCACACCCCCGCCGCGAAGCCGCCCTCGACCTCGCCGCCTGGGTCCTCCTGCCCGCCGTCGAAGCCCTCGACGACTTCGCGTCGTGGCTCGCCGACCAGAAGCCCAGCGAGATCGCCTACCAGGCCGTGCGCGCCCTCATCTGGATCACCATCGGCGCCGCCATCGTCATCAGCCTCGCCGCCCGCCAGCCCCAGCACGACCAGCCCGGCACCCCCCTGCCCGCCGACGCCATCACCATCCCCTCAGCCGTCAAGGTCGTGCAGCCGTGACCAAGCCCAACCCCGCCTACGACGGCGACGCCCTCTGGGCGCTCACCCGCAAGCTGTACGACACGCAACCGCTCGCCACCGCCGAACGCGAACTCGCCGCCGCCGTGCTGATCGCCGTCGAGAACGCCCTGAAGATGGGCGAGGAGACCGACGGCGAAGGCACCGCCCCGCACTTCCCGGCCGCCGCCCTGCGCCACCTCCGCAAGAGCATCGCCCGCAAGTTCCCGGCCAGCGAGCACACCCACACGCACGAGGAGTGCGGGCACGAGGTCGTCCCGATGGACGTCGAGGGCGTGTCGGAGTGCTTCCACTGCGGCCCGCACTACGGCACCACCGAGTTCTGCCCCGAACGCTGCGACGTCGCCCGCGCCACCGCGACCGCGCAGCCCCGCACGTGGCGCAAGGGCGACGCCGAACCGCCCCGCAACCTCGTGCTCGAAGACGGCCAAGGCGACCGCGTCGCCCACCTGGGCAAGGGGTGGGCCTGGGTACAGGTCGACGGGGTGGACTACACGCCCACGGTCGAGTTGTTCGGTTGGGCCTGGTCCGACTTCCCCTGGGACGGCACCGTCATCGGCGACGTGCTCACCGAGGTCCGCGCGTGACCGCGCTCGTGAAGGGGCTGGCGCACGGCGTCAGCCCCGACGGACCCGAAGCCGAGCAGTACCGGGCCGGCGACCACGCCACCTGGCACGGACCCCACGGCGCACGCCACGTCCTGGTGGACGACCAGGACGGGCCGTGGGTCGAAGTCCACGCGCCCGGCTCCGCGATCGGGTTCACCGTCGCCGAACACGAGCTGGCACCCGACTGGCACTGCGCCTGGTGCGGACGACCCGTCACCAGCCTCCCCTGCGGCTGCGGCCGATAGCCCCCGGTGCGCCCCGCCCACACCAGGCGGGGCGCACCCCCCGACCAGAAAGGCGCGAACCGTGTCCACCACCCCCGACAAGGCCGTGACCGACAAGGCCGTCACCGTCGGCGTCGAGAACCTGCGTGACTGGCTGCTGACCGTCGACATCGGCTTGGACGAGTTCGAGCGGCTGGGCCCGCTGTCGGCCACCGACGTGGTCCGAGGCGTGCTGTCCGCCGCCCTCCCGTACCTGCACCAGACCGAGGACACCCAGACCGCCGAACTCCGGAAGCAGGTCGAGCGGCTCACCCGCGAACTGGCCGGCATGTCCGACATGGCCGTGAGGGCACGCGACCACAACGCCCGCATGACCGCAGCCCTGCACACGGCCATCTGCAACGCGGTCGGGTGGGACGTGAACGCCGCCTGGCCGGGCAACCAGGCAGCCGCCGAAGCGCTCTCCGAACTCCGCGCCGCCGCCCTCGCCCCGTCCACCGGGGACCAGTCCGAGCCCACCACCCCCGCGAGGCAGACGTGACCCCGCCCGCCACCTCCGAACGGAGACCCCCCGTGCACCGCCTCGCCATCCTCACCGCCTACGTCGCCACCGTGTGGGCCGCGAACCTCCTCACCGACGCCTTCCACCTCCACCCCCTAGTGCTGGGCCTGCTCGTCCCCGCCGGCACCTGGGCCGCCGGTGCCGCGCTCATCGCCCGCGACCTGCTCCACGAAACCGCCGGCCGCGCCTGGGTCGCCGCGGGCATCGCGCTCGGCGTCGCCGTGTCCGCCCTCACCACCAGCCCAGCCCTGGCCCTCGCGTCCGGCGTCGCGTTCGCGGTGTCCGAGTTGGCCGACTGGGGCGTCTACAGCAAGCTGCGGAAGCGGTCGCCGGGCCGCGCCGTGCTGCTCTCCAGCCTCATCGGCGCACCGGTCGACACCGCCCTGTTCCTGTGGCTGTCCGGCATCGGCCTCACCTGGCAGGCACTGGCCGGGCAGGTGCTCGTCAAGGTCGGCCTCGCGCTGGCCATCGTCGGCGGCCGGGAGGTGATCCGCCGTGCTGTACCTCGGCAACGCCAGCTCTCCGCAGGTGCGTGACGCCATGCAAGCCGGACGCCTCGGCCAGATGGTCACCCCCGCCGAAGGCCGCGAACCCCTCCCCGGTGTGCCGTTCGGCGCCGACAACGGCTGCTTCTCCGCGAAGGGCGCCATCGACCCCGAACGCTGGCTGGAGTGGCTCACGAAGACCGTCGCCGGCCGCGAAACCTACTGCCTGTTCGCCGTCGCCCCCGACCTGTTCAACCCCGACCTCGGCCTCGACATGGGCCGCGAGTCCCTCCACCACTCCCGCCGCTACCTCGACGACATCCGCGCCCTCGGCGTGCCCGCCGCGGTCGTCGCCCAGAACGGCCTCACCCCCGAACTGCTCGCCCCGTACTGGAGGGAGTTCGACGTGCTGTTCCTCGGCGGGTGCCTGGAGTGCGTGCCCTGCGGCTACGTGCCCACCCTCGCCGACCTGGACCGCATGAAGGACACCAAGGACTACCGCTGCCTGACCTGCCGCGCCGGCCTCACCGAGTGGAAGCTCGGCCACGCCGCGCAGCGCCTCGCCCGCACCGCCAAGCCCGAGTTCCGGCCCGACGCCGCCAAGCACGTGCACATGGGCCGGCTGAACTCCGGGCGCCGCTGGCGACTCGCCGAAGTCATGGGCTGCGACAGCGCGGACGGCACGTTCCTGGCGTTCGGCCCGGACAAGAACCTCGACCGCATGAGCAGCTGGCCGGATCACAACCTGTTCGGAGTCGCGTCGTGACCCCGCTGCCCGGAGGCACCCCGAACCCCTCGTCCACCCACCCGGCCGCCGCCGCGGCCTGAGGAGGCACAGACATGACCGACACCCCGAAACCTGCCAGCCTCGTTCATGCCGACGCGGTGGCGCTGACCGCGATGCGCCCGGTCGACGGCGTCGCCCGCTTCTACTCGATCGCGGAGGCCGACTCCGGCCGGCGCGCGATCGTCGCCCTGTTCAGGCAGGCGCAGGCGTGCGGCTTCATCAAGCCGTCGTCCACCGAGCCGTCCTACGCGGTGCTGGACGTGCTCGACGCCAACGACGACATCGTGCAGGACTGGAACATCCCGACCGCTACCGCGTGGCGCTGGTGGTACCGCAAGCTCCACCTCCGCGTGGACCACGGCGACGTCGTGACCGCTGGCGGTGTCCGGTGACCTCCACCTCCGGGCACACCCCCGACCCGACCGTGCGCCCCGTCAAGTACGCCGTGTCCTGCGTCCCCGAGGGCAACGTCAACGCCCGCCACTTCACGGTGTGGGTCGAGGACCGTGGCCGTGGCCTGTGGGCTGTCACGGACGGCGCGTTCTGCTACGACGCGAACGGCGATGCCGAGTACGAGCCGATCCCGTCCGAGCGGGAAGACGAGTGGCGCGCGAAGTACCGCTTCGACCTCGACACCGCGCTCGCGCTGGCCAAGCGCGTGGCCCCGACCCTGACCGTCAACGGCTACACCGTGGCCGACGTCCTCGCGGGGGCAGAGCGGTGACCGAGCAGAAGACCGCCGTGTTGTGCGGCTCGCCCACCCGCGCCGTCGCAGCCCTGGACGAGGCGCGCAGCCACTACGAGGCGCTGGACCACGTGGTGCACATGCCCGCAGCCGACGACTCCCGCACACCGGAGGAGCACGCCGCCCGCTGGTACGCGCTGATCGACGCGTGCGGCCCCGACGACACCGTGGTGATGTGCCAGTCCCCAGTCGGCATGGGTGAGCAGACCCGCCGCGAGCTGGACCGGGCACGCGCCGCCCACACGACCATCGAGTACTGGGCCTCTCTCTCGGAGCGTGCATCGTGACCATCACCCCCGACCCGACCGCCTGGCACTGGGCGACGTCCTTCGACGGCGAGCAGGTCAGCGACTCGTGCGGCTGCCGCCTCGGCCGCGACCACGACGAGCAGGAACACCACCCCGACGACTGCGGCGACTGCCAGGGCAGCGGCCAGGCGTTCGGCAACGACGCCCTGACGTGCCCGTGCGACTGCCACCCCTGGAACCAGTCCGAGCCGCCGACCGTGAACGGAGAAGTCCTGTGACTACTCCCTCCTCCGTCCCCGTCCCCGGCGAAGACGGGCTGCCCGAGTTCGAGGCGTTCGCCGCGCCCGCCGGCTACGACAACGAGCAGTCCTTCGCGTGGGCCGCCGGTACGGAGCACATGCGCACCCTCGCGCTGCCGCTGCTGGCGTCGCTGCGCACCGAGCGGGACGCGCTGCTGCGCGAGCTGGCGAACTGGAAGTCCGGTCGCCTCCGCAAGTCCTGGCCGGCGATCGAGTCCGTCCCGGACGGCCTGCACTACGCCGCCGAACTGGCCCGCACCCAGGACGAGGCTGAGGACGACGCGCACCGGGCTCTGCATCGGCACGCCGCCGTGCGGCTGCGGACGATGCACGACCTGGCGGGCCCGCTGCTGGAGGAGCGGAACCGGCTGCGCGCCGAGGTGGAACGGCTGGAGACGCTGGTGCTGGAGAAGCACCAGGCCGCCGAGGACTGGCGGAACGCCGCGATCGCCGAGCGGGACGGGGCTCTCGCGTCCCGTGCCGTGTCCCCGGACGCGGACGGGCTGCGACTGGCGGACGACGCGGTGGAGAAGTTGGCGCAGCACATCGCCGACTACTGGGCCGGTCTGCGTGGCGGGACGACCGACGAGACGGACGCCGGGCTCGCGCACCACCTGCTGTCGCGGGGCTGGTCGTGGGCCCCGTCCACCACGGAGACGGCACCCGGACCGGCGGACCCGACCGCGCCGTACCGCGAACTGCTCGGCTGCCTGTGGCTGTACGTGGACTGGCGCTACGTCACCAAGCAGCTCACCACCGAGCAGAAGGAGCTGTTCGCGGACGCCGTGGACAGCAGCCTGCGTCCGGACCTGAAGCCAAGCGCGGACCGCTGGTGGCGCTCGCCCGCCGCTTCGCAGGACACGGCAGAGACGGCCGACACGAACGGAGAGCAGGCATGACCGACGACCAGGCCGTGTTCGAACAGCGTGCCCACGAACTCGCCGCGAAGGCCGGGATCACCCTCGACCGCGACTGCCCGCCCGAGTGGGCCGACTTCGTGGACGCCGGTCGCTCCGACGTGCTGCTCCAACGCGGCATCGCCCACGTCCGGGAACGCGGGCTGCCCGAGGAGTTGGCCGACTACCTCGCCCGCTCGTGGGTGGTCCACGTCGAGACCTTCGGGCGTTGCCGCACCGCGGGCGACGTGACGATGGCCGCCAGTTGGGCCCGGCGCCACGCCAAGGTCGCGGCAGCGGTGCTCGCCATGCCGACGTCCGGTCGCCCCGGTGGGGACGCCGCACACCCGGTAGCGACCGGGCACACCGCCGTGGTCGAGGACGAGGGCTGCGGCTGGTGGGCCGCCATCTGCCAGACCGGCTGCGGACACCTCCGCTCGTTCGACTTCGAGGCGGACGCGCAGGACGCCGCCGACGCGCACCGCGCCGACAGCATCCGCCCCGCCGGCCCCGTCGTGCCCCTCACCGGGCCACTCGCCAACCCGACCCCCGAGGAGTCCCGATGACCGACCCCGCCGCGATCACCGTCCACCTGAGCATCGGCGGCCTCGACCGCAACGAAGCCGCTGTCGTACTGAACGCCATCCCGGCTGGCCGCTCGGCAACGTTCGAGGTCACCCAACCCGTCCTAGGCGGCCCTCGCTACGCCGTCACCCTGCACGACCTGTCCACCGTGCAGGCCCGCGACCTGCTTACCACCCGCATCGACGCCGCCGAAGCCGTGTGGAACAGCAACCCCCGCCCCACCGCCACCGAGGAGTCCCGATGACCGCGTTCCGCCTCCACGGCGTCGCCTGCGGCGCGTGCGGCCTGCCCGGCTACCGCCACACCCCCGCCACCGGCATGACCGAGCACGTCGACGGCCGCAAGAAGCCCTGCCGCACCGTGCTGCCCGAACCGCCGCCGCGGCCAGTCCGCCCCGCCACCCACCCCGCGCTGTCGCCCCGCGTCGCCCAGGTCCTCGGGCTGCACCTCCAGGGGCTCACCGAAACGCAGATCGCGCAGCGCCTGGGCGTGTCCGTCCCGACGGCCCGCACGCACATGCAGCGCGGCCGGGAAGCGTTCGAGGTGCACTCGACGTGGGAAGCGGCCCGGATCGCCCAAGACCGCGGCCTGCTGGGTGATGCGGCATGAGGCAGATCGAGAGCGCCACGGGGCTGTGCTCGGCGTGCGGCGCGCACCGTCGCCTCACCGGCTCGCTGGACGTCGAGCGCCACACCCGCAAGGTCAAGGGCGGGATGCGTCGCCGCTGTGCCGGCACCGGTCGCAAGCCGAGCGGGGCACGCCGTGGCTGACGTGTACGAGGTCGAGGTGCCGCTGGTGCCCGGCAAGACCGGCGCGGTGCCGCCGCTGACCGCCAACGACCGTCTGCACCGCATGGCCGAAGCCCGGCGCGTCCGGCTCGTGCGCGAGTGCGTCGCCGCCCGCGCCACGGTCGCCCGCATCCCGACCGCCACCCACCTGACCGTGCAACTGCACTACGCGCCGGGCGACAACCGGCGGCGCGACGCGGACAACCTGTACCCGACGTTCAAGGCCGCGTGCGACGCCCTCGCGCGCGGCCCCCGCCGGGACTGGGTCGGCCTCGAACTCGTGCCGGACGACACGCCCGAGCACATGACCAAGCTCGCCCCCGTCATCCACCCCGGCCCCGGTGTCCGGCGGCTGTGGCTCACCGTGGAGGTCACCCGTGCCTGAGATCCCCGCCCCGCAGGTCGCCGTCACCTGCTACGAGGTGTCGTGCGTACCCGAGGGGCACCCTGACCGGTCGCTCTGGTCGCTGACGGTGGAGGTGCGCTCGCCCGGCCGCTGGGCGGTGTTGTCGCGGGGCTTCTGCTACGACGCGGACGGCGAGCGCGAGTACGAGTCGATCCCGTCCGAGCGCGCCGACGAGTTCCGGGCGCGGTTCCGGCACTCGCTGGACGACGCCTTGGCGCTGGCGAAGCGGATCGCGCCGACGATGCGGGTCAACCGGTTCACCGTGGCGGACGCCCTCGCCATGGCGGAGCGGGGCAGGTGATCCGCATGATCGGCGCTCTGGTCGCTGCCGCGGTCGCCGGACTGGCCGCGCTGCTCGCATGGGCCATCACCAGCCCCGACACCGCCCCCGAGCTGGACGTGCCCGAGACCGGTGACGACCTGCTCGCGTGGGCCGCCGCCCACCCCGACCTCACCCACTGCCCCGACACCCTGGAGGGCCTGTGAACTTCAACGACTTCGAGCTCGCCCAGTCCCGGCGGCTGGCCGTCGACCTCGTTCGCGCCGCCAAGGCTGCCCAGTTCGAGGGTGACGAGATGTCCTCGCGCGAGTGGCACGAGAACGCCGTCGCCATGACGGCCGCCGTGCTGCGTGCGCTCGGGGCACAGGCGCAACGCCTCCAGGGTGACGAGCACCCCGAGGTCGCGGCCATGGAGTTGATCGCCAGCGACGTCGAGGCGGTGCCGGTTGACCGTGACTGACCTGCCGCGCGTTCCCCGCTCCGTGCCCGAGTGGCACGAGCGGGGCGCGTGTCAGCTGTTCCCCGAGCTGGACTTCATCGAGGCCAAGCCCAACAGCCCGCAGGAGCGGGCGGCGCGGATCATCTGCGCCGCCTGCCCCGTCCGGCTCGCCTGCGCCACCGGGGCGCTGGAGCGGCGGGAGAAGTGGGGCGTCTGGGGCGGGCTCACCTACCGCGACCGCAAGGCTGTCGCGGCCCAGTACGGCTACGAGCCGCCCGGTGACCCGCCCGAGCACGGCACCAACGCCCGCAGGGTGAAGTGGGGCTGCACCTGCCCCGACTGCAAGGCGGCGCACGCCCTGTACGAGGCCGAACGCCGCGCCAACGCGAGACGGGCCGCGCTGCGCCGCTCGGTGTGGACATCGCCGCTGCTCGTGCTCGCCCGCCCCGTCCGGATCGGCCGCACCCGCCTGCCGATCGGCCAGTACCTGCTGCCGCTCGACCTGCCCGCACCCAAGCACACCGCACCCGACCTGCCGGCGCTGCCGGTCGCAGCCTGAGAGGATGACCAGTGTCCGAACTGCTTCGGGAGATGAACAAGCTCGCGTCCTACCTGGACGCGCTGGCCGGTGGCTACCCGGCCGACAGCGGACAGCGGTTCGCTTTCGACCGCGCCGCCGCATTGATCCGGGACCGCCTCGGCGACGAACCCGAGCCCGACATCACCGAACCGGCCACCGGCGGCCGGTACCTCGACAGTTGGCACGCGCGCTTGGAGCAGGAGACCGCGCCGGGTGACAGCGGGGGCTGATCCTGCCCCCGTGCCCAACCCCCCGCGCTACCCCGACGACCTCAGGCTCGCCATCGCAGCCGACATCGAGGCACTGGCTGGCACGCCCGAAGGCAGCGTGCGCGCCATCGCCCGACGGCACGGCGTCAGCAAGTCCCTCGTCGGGGTCATCGCGGACGAATTCGGCCTCACCGGCAGGTGGGCACAAGGCGCGCAGCAGACCGACGAAGCCACCAAAACCCGCATGACCCACGTCGCCGCCCAACGCGCCCTCGCGCAGGAAGACATCTGGGACCGGTTCGCCGAACTCGCCACCCAGTTCCACGACGAAGTCACCCACCTCAACGTCGTGAAATGCGTCCCCGAAGCCATCGACGACGAGGACATGAACGGGTTCCTCGCCGTCGAACGCGTCGAGCGCACCACCCTGCCGCCCGGCCCCGCCGACTACCGCTCGATGTCCACCGCGCTCGCCGCGCTCACCCGCGCCGCCCTCGACATCGCCCGCCACGACAAGGGCGACGAAGGCACCGGCCAAGCCATCGGCCTGCTCGACCGGTTCGAACGCGGCCTGCGCGAAGCCCGCGAAGCCAGGGAGCGCGCCAAGGCCGAAGCCGCCGCGGCCGAGGTCGAGGCCGCCGAGGGGTCGTGACCATCCTCGCCGCGGCCCCGCCGCTGCCCGACACCGCCGAGATCAGCGTCAAACAGCAAGACTCCATCCTCGACGCCACCGCCTCCCTGAACATCTGGGAAGGCTCGATCCGGTCCGGCAAGACCATCGCGTCGATCTGCGCGTGGATGCTGTTCATCAAGTCCGCCCCCGCCGGGCCGCTCGCCATCGTCGGCAAGACGAGGGACAGCGCCTACCGCAACGTCATCGACGTCATGGCCGAGATGAACCCGGGCGCCGTCGTCTACACGCGCGGCGCGCCCACCATCCGCGTGCTCGGCCGCCTGGTGCACGTGTTCGGGGCGAACGACGCCAAGGCCGAACGCGTCCTGCGCGGGCTCACGCTCGCCGGGGCGTACGTCGACGAGGTCACGCTGGTCCCGCTGGAGTTCTGGCAACAGCTCCTCGGACGGCTCTCCGTCGACGGGGCGCAGCTGTTCGGCACCACCAACCCCGACAGCCCGCTGCACTGGCTGCGCACCGAGTACCTCGACCGCGCAGGCGAACCCGACCTCGGGCTCTACACCGTCAAGTTCATCCTCGACGACAACCCCGGCATCTCCGAGCAGAAGAAGGCCCAGTACAAAGCCCAGTTCACCGGGCTGTGGTACCGGCGGTTCATCCTCGGCGACTGGGTCGGGGCCGAGGGCTCGATTTACGACATGCTCAACGACGAGCTCCACACGAGACCGGCGCCGCCGCGCGAGCACTGGCTGGCCGCCTGGATCGGCATCGACTACGGCACGTCGAACCCGACGCACGCCGTGCTGATGGTGTTGGCCGCGGACGACGCCGGCCAGCACGCCCTCTACCTGGTGTCAGAGTGGGAGCACGACGGCCGCAAGCACGGCAGCCTCACGGACGCGCTGATCTCGAAGCGGCTCGGTGAGTGGGCGGTCGCACAGCTCGACGGCACCGGCCTGGACCCGGTCGTCGTGCTCGACCCCTCGGCGGCGTCGCTGCGGGCGCAGATGCGCGCCGACGGCTGGACCGGGCTGCGCGCCGCGGACAACCGCGTCGAGGTCGGCATCCGCAACACCGCCAGCCTGTTCGGCGGCGGCAGGCTGTTCGTCGACCCGATGCGCTGCCCGGTGCTGTGGCGGCAACTCCTCGGCTACGTGTGGGACCAGAAGGCGCTGGAGCGCGGCGTCGAGCAGCCGAAAAAGGAGAACGACCACGGGCCGGACGGCGTCCGCTACAACGTTCAGGCGGCCCGCTCGGCTTGGCGCACGTGGATGCCCGACCTCGCCGCGGCCGACGACGAGCACACCCGCCGCGCCGCGTGACACCCCGGCGGCACGCTCGCGCGTGTGCTGATCACCCCTGGTAGCCAGTGGCCCCCGCCCGGCCACGCCGAGATGCGGGCCCGCTGGAAGGGCTGGCGGGCGCTGTGGTCCGGCCACCTCGACTGGCTCAGACGAGACCTGCCCGCCCTCGCCCCCGGCGGCTACTGGGCCCGGCGCGCGCAGAAGCCCGGCGCGCGGGAACTCCACGTGCCGCTCGCCGCGGACATCGCCCGCACCAGCGCCACCCTCGTCGCCGGCGACACCCCCGCGATGAAGTGGGAAGGCGACCCCGCGGCACAGGACGCCTGGAACACCCTCGCGGACGAGGTCGGCTGGGCCAACCTGCTGTTGGAGGCGTTCGAGGTCGCCAGCGCGACCGGCGGCGCGTACCTGCGTCCCGCGTGGGACGAGACCGTGGCCGACCACCCGCTCGGTCAGGTCGTGGCCGCGGATGAGGCGCTGGCCGAGTTCCGGTTCGGCCGGCTGCGGCAGGTCACGTTCGTGACCGAGCTGCCCGCGCCGGACGGCTGGAACCAGCTGGAGCGCGGCGAAGTGTGGCGGCACCTGGAGCACCACGAGCCCGGCCAGATCCGGCACGAGCTGTGGCTGGGCAACCTGTCCAACGTCGGCTCGCCGCGCCCGCTGGCCGACCACCCCGCCGTCTCCGGCCTGCCCGGGGTCATCGACACCACGTCGATCCGGCGCGGCCGGGTGCTGTGCGAGTACATCCCCAACGACCTGCCCAACCCGCTGACCTCGCTGCCCGTGGGCCGCTCCGACCTTCAGGGTGTCGAGACGCTGCTGGACGCGCTGGACGAGGTGTTCGACTCGTGGATGCGGGACATCCAGCTGGCCAAGGCGCGCATCCTCGCGTCCCGGGAGGCCATGGACCCGGTCGCGCAGTCCAGCACCGGCGGCGGGGTGCGCGGGTTCCTGCGCGGCCGCGCCACCGCCACGCCGGCGCGCGCGTTCGACACGGATGCCGACGTGTTCCAGTGGATGGACATCCCGGGCGAGGACACCAACGGCAAGCCGATGCCGTTCACGCTGGTCCAGTTCGAGATCCGGTTCGAGGCGCACGAGCGGTCGGCGCTGGCCCTGTTCGAGCAGATCGTGTCCCGGGCGGGGTTCGCGCCGCAGACGTTCGGGCTCAACGTCGACGGCCAGCTCAGCGGTACGGCGATGAAGCGCAGGGACATCCGGTCGCACCAGTCGAAGGACCGCAAGCGCCGCTACGGCAAGGGGCCCGTCGAGCGGTTCGCCGAGACGCTGATGCTGATCGGCAAGGCGAAGTTCGGCACCGCCGGCCCGTCGAAGCCGCCCGCGCTGGAGTGGAAGGAGACCAGCCAGGCGGACCCGTTGGAGAACGCCCAGGTGATCGAGCTGCTGCGGCGGGCGCAGGCGGCGTCGGACGAGGTGGTGGTGCGTATGGCGCACGGCGACTGGGACGACGACCAGGTGGACGAGGAACTTGGTCGGCTGGCCAAGGCGCGTGAGGCGATGACCGCGCCGATGCTGGACGGCACCGAGCCGCCGCCGAACGCCGTGCCGCCCGCGCAGGACGGCCCGCCCACCGACGGCGAGGAGTAGCCGGTGGTGCTGGGCGTCAACCCCGAGGCCGCCTACCGCAGCATCAAGGCGCTGATCGACGTGTGGGAGGTGGCGTCCGAGCGGATGCTGGCCACTGTGACCCGGCGTCTGGCGCGCGGCATCACCGAACCGGGCTGGGCTGAGGAGAAGGCGCGCGAGGTGCTGCTGGTGCGCTCCGAGCTGTCCGCGATCGTGCAGGGCGCGGGCAGCGGGTTGCAGGGGCAGGCGCAGGAGGCGCTGGCCGAGGCGTACGGCATCGGCGGCGCGGTCGCAGCGCAGCTCGGGCAGGTGGCTGTCGAGACGAACGTCGGCCGCGTCGTGTCGCTGGTGACCCGGTTCGTGGGGCAGATCCGGGGCGCGGTGCTGCCGGTGATCCGGGCGCACGAGGACGTCTACCAAGCCGCGATCCGGGACTCGGAGACGCTGATGGCCACCGGGACGATCGTCCGGCGGGAGGCGGTCGCGCAGGCCGTCGACCACTTGCTCGTCGCGGGTGAGGACCGGTTCGTGGACGCGTCCGGCCGCCGCTGGCACCTGGACGCCTACGTGCGCATGGCCGGGCGCACCGCGGCGCAGCAGGCCGCGGTCGAGGGCCAGTTGGACGGGATGGTGGCGCGCGGCCGGGACCTGGTGGTCATCTCCGACTCGCCGCGCGAGTGCAGGCTGTGCGCGCCGTGGGAGGGCAAGCTACTCAGCGTGTCCGGGGCGACGCTGGTGGGCACGGAGGTGGACGGGCACCGCGTGCACGGCACGGTCACCGAGGCGCGCACAGCGGGGCTGTGGCACGCGAATTGCACCCACCAGGCGAACCCGTTCACGCCGGGCCTGACGCGCGTGCCCGAGGCGAAGGCCAACCCGCAGGGGTACGCCGAGGCGCAGAAGCTCAGACGGCTGGAGCGCGAGGTGCGGGAGCTGAAGCGCAGGCGGGCGGCTGCGGAGGAGCTGGGCGACACGGCGACGCGGCGCAGGCTGAACGGGCTGATCCGGGCGAAGCACCAGGCCATCGCGGCGCACGCCGAGGCGACGGGGCAGAACCGGCGGCGCGAGCGGGAGCGCCCCGTCGGTGGGTGACGGGGCGCTGGCCGGTCAGCCTGTGCGTTTCTCGCCGGCACGCCAGGCCCTGCCGGGGGCTCGTTCGCGGGCGGCCCGGACGTCGTCGGCGCGGTACCTGTTCGCGCCGCCCTTGCCGGGCTCGCGGTCGTGGACCTCGACGCCCCACCGCTCCATCTGCTTGCGCACGGAGGTCGGCGCGACGCCGAGGTACTCGCCGACCTGGACGGTGGTCCACACCTCGGTCATTCACTGTCCTCGTCTGCGTACTCGAAGTCCTCGGCCAGGTCGGACAAGTCCACGGACTCGATCGCCTCGTCGATCAGTTCGGTGGCGTTGGCCGGTGACGGGTACTTGGAGTAGAAGTCCGAGCCCCGCAGCACGATCCCGGCACCGTCGAGCGCCTGGTTGATGGCGTCGCGGTACGCGACGGTGAGGCCATCGACGTCGAACGCCTCTTCCTGGTCGCCGAGGTAGTCGCGCACCGAGTCCTTCGGCGTCGCGGTCTTGGTGTAGTACGCGTAGCCGAAAAGCTGGGTCGTGGTGGTCATCGGGTCCTCCGGTGCGGCGGCTTGTCGTGCTTGCCCCATCAGCTTGCCCCACTGTGGGGCTAGACGCAAGCGGGACGCGCCAGGTTGCTCCGTTCGAGTGGTTGCCCCACCGTGGGGCTTGCACCTTGCCCCACGGTGGGGCATGCTGGTTACAGCAGCAAGGAACACCGAAGCCCAGGAGGACGACATGGACCCGATCACCACCACCCAGAACGCAGAGGCCGACGACTACCGCGACGGCGACGTCCCCCAGCCCCACTGGGACAACGGGATGCAGGGCGGCCAGCAGGACTACAGCTCCCAGTTCCTCACCGGCGACCAGCCCTTCGACGACCGCTAGCCGGACCGGCGGCCCCTCCGGGGGCCGCCCTCCCCATCCCACCCCCACCGCTCAGGAAGGACCATCATGTCCGGCGACACGACGCCACCCACGCCTCCGCTCCAGCCCGCGCCCGAGGCCCCCGGCCACTTCCTCCTCGTCAAGCGGAGGATGCCCACGGTCAAGCTGCTGCGCATGGAGCCGTGCGACTGCTCACGGGGCTCGGACCACACCGAGTACGAGTGACCAGGTAGCACGACCGCGCCCCCCAGGTGAGTTCACCTGGGGGGCGTTCGGCTGCGCGTGCCGCGTGACAGCGCGCGGGCACCGTCAGGGCATGGACAACCAGCACAAGAAGATCACCGGCTACCGCGACCTCACGCAGGACGAGATCGACGCCATGAACGCGGTCAAGGCCATGGAGCGCCGGTTCGCCGAGCTGTGGCAGCGGCTCGGCACACTGCCCGGCGTGGACCGGCGGTGGCTCGCGGTGGCCCGCACCCACATCGAGGAGGGCTGTTCGGCGGCGGTGCGCTCGGTGGCACGCCCGAACTCCCCGTTCGACGCCTGAGCCCGGTGACAGCCGGCGCGGACGCTGGTCGTCATGGCACGCACTCTCATCGCAGCGACCGACACGACCCGCGCCGGCGTCGAGCCGACCATGACCGCCGTGGACGCCACCGCCGCGCCGGACGGCATGTACTTCACGTGGACGGCGACCGCGCGTCTGCTGGTGCGCACCACCGGCACGGCGACCATCGCCACCATCGACATCCCCACGACCGTGGACGGGCAGGCGGTGACGGACCGGGCGGTCAGCGTCGCGGCGACCACGGCCGTCGGCGAGTTCGTCGGTCCGTTCGGTCCCGAGTACCGGCAGGCGGACGGCACGGTGCACGTGAACTTCTCGTCGGCGACCGGCGCGACCGTGGCCGTGATCGACTGATGGCGGCGCTGCACGTCCCGGACCTGCCCAACGCGGTTCCCTTCGACGCCGTCACCCGCGCGCTCGCCGTGCTCGGCATCCCGATCGAGTCCGTGCGGTCCGTCGAACTGGGCACGCGAACCGTGAAGGTCACGCAGCTCATCAAGCAGAGCGGCACTGCCCACGCGGTCACCACGGAGATTCCCGTCCGGCACGACGCCGAGCCGACCGCCGGGTGACACGCGCTGCGGACGCTGCCGGGGTGACGACCCCCGCAGCGCCGCAGAGCGCCACCCCGCCCGCACCCACCACCGGCCCCGCCGACAGCCAGCCCGCCGCCACCCCGCCCGTCCCCGGACCGCCGCCGTCCGCACCCGCGCAGCAGCCCGCCAGCCAGCAGGCACCCGCCACCACCACGCCGCCCGCGGCCGACGCGGGCAAGACGTTCACGCAGGCCGACCTCGACCGCATCATCAACGAGCGGCTCGACAAGCAGCAGACCGCGTTCCGCAAGCAGTTCGCGCAGGCCCTCGGCATCGAGGACCCCAACGCCGCCCCCGACCCCGCCAAGGTCGTCGAGGAGTCGCAGCAGCGCGTCACCGCCGCCGAGCAGCGCGCCGACCTCGCCGACGCCCGCTCGCTGGCCGCGCTCGCCGGGGTGTCCAAGGACCACGTCGACCTGTTCCTCAAGCTCGTCGACCTCGGGCCGCTCAAGACCGTCGACCGCTCGGACAGCGCCGCCGTGTCGGCCACCATCAAGGCGCAGGTGGACGCCGCGCTCGCCGCCGCCCCGATGTTCAAGGGCTCGACGCTCCCGGCCGCCTCGGGCGGGGACCGGCAGGGCGTCGGCCAGCCGTCACTCGACGAGCAGATCGCCGCCGCGCAGAAGAACGGCGACCACGCCACCGCCATCGCGCTGAAGCGCCAGAAGCTCTACACGACCGGCGGGTGACACACCCCGCGCACTCTGGCCGCGAACGCAGGTAACCCGCTCGGACCACTGCACCGGGCACACGGAGGTAGCCGGCTCGAACTCCGCGAGCACCAGCCCCACGCACGAGGAGAACCATCATGGCCGGCATCACCGGTCTGGGCACGACCTTCAACCTGCCCAACTACACGGGCGAACTGATCGCCATCAGCCCCGAGGACACGCCGCTGCTGTCGTCGATCGGCGGCCTGACCGGCGGCGGCCAGACCACCGCGGTCGAGTTCGAGTGGCAGACCTACGACCTGGGCGACCCGGGTCAGGACGTCGCGCTCGAAGGCGCGGACGCGCCGACCTCCGAGGAGCGGGTCCGCGCGAACGTCAAGAACGTCGTGCAGATCCACCACAAGGCCGTCTCGGTGTCGTACACCAAGCAGGCCGCGACCGGCAACCTGGCGTCGCCGCAGTCCGCGCCGTTCAACCACCCCGGTGGCGGCTCGAACCCGGTGGCGAACGAGCAGAACTGGCAGGTCGTGCAGGCGCTCAAGGGCGTCGCGCTCGACGTCAACTGGTCGTTCTGGAACGGCCAGTACCAGCTGCCGACCACGAACGCGACGGCGCGGCAGACCCGCGGCTTGCTGGCGGCGATCACCACGAACCGGATCGCGAAGGCGACCACCGTGACCGGCGCGACGTCGGCGACGGACACGGTGACCTCGACGGCGCACGGCCTCGCGAACGACGACAAGATCGTGTTCCGGGCGACTGGCGCGGCGACGAACATCGTGGCGGGCCGCGTCTACTACGTGCGCGACGTCGCCACCAACACGTTCAAGGTCGCGACCTCGCTGGGCGGCACCGCGCTCACCCTGGGCACGGCGACCGGCCTGTCCTACCTGGAGCCGTGGACGACCACGCTCACCACGGACCACGTCGGCGACATCGTGCAGATGTGCTACGACAACGGCGGCATGTCCGAGCAGTTCACGGCGACCCTGGCGTGCAACAGCATCCAGAAGCGGGCGCTGACCAAGGCGTACGCGGACGCCTACGGCAAGTTCCAGGAGACGTCGCGCACGGTCGGCGGCGTGAACCTGACGACGATCCAGACCGACTTCGGCGTCCTGAACATCATGCTGGACCGGCACCTGCCGCAGGACATGATCGTGCCGGTGTCGCTGGAGCAGCTGATGCCGGTGTTCCTGGAGATCCCCGGCAAGGGCGTGTTCTTCGAGGAGCCGCTGGCCAAGACGGGCGCCTCCGAGCGCTCGCAGATCTACGGCGAGATCGGCCTGAAGTACGGCAACGAGCGCGCCCACGGCGTGCTCGAAGGCCTGAAGGTCTGATCGCGGTGCCGACGTTCGAGCGGTTCAACGGCGAGCACCTGGCGGCGCGGGTCCGCACGCACGACAAGGCCGAGATCTCCGCTCACCGGCGGCTGGTCGAGGACGGCGTGGCGGGCTGGCGCGAGGTCGACGACCCGGACGCGAAGCCGAAGCGGCAGAGCACGGCGAAGGCCAAGGCCGAGGCCGAGGCCGAGCAGGCCGCGGGCGAGTGAGACCGGTGCCCGGCGGGCGTGAGGGTCGCGCCGTCTGCGGGGAAGGTGGGCCACCCCCGCCGGGCACCACCTAGCATGAGGATCGTGGAGGACTGCTGATGCCGTGGCTGGGGCCGTACCCGGACGCGCCGGACACCCACAAGCTGTGGGCCGACGAGGGCAGCACGCTGGCGGCGGCACTGCGGGCGTCGGGGTTCAAGGTCGTTCAGGCCGCGCCTGGCAGCGGCGAGCAGGACTCCCCGGTCCTCCTAACCGACCTCCTAACCCAGGAGGAAACCGAGGAAGACGATGACGCTCCCTAGCTGGTTCACCAACCTCACCGTCGGCGGCATCGTCGGCTGGACGCTGGGTGTCGTGGTGGTGGTCGCCCTGTTCGCGAAGGTGTGGCGGGCGGTGCGGCCGGTGTGGAAGGGCATCAGGGACTTCCTGGAAGACTGGCGCGGCGAACCCGAGCGGGATGGGGTGCCGGGCCGCGAAGGCGTGATGAAGCGGCTGCACACCATCGAGGTGGACAGCGCCGAGGCGCGGGCGAAGCTGGACGAGCAGGGCGAGAAGCTGGACGCGATCGACCACGAGCTGCACCCGAACTCGGGCAAGTCCCTGCGGGACGAGATCGACAGCATCAGCGGCCAGCTCGCGCAGCACATCGCCCAGCAGCAGGGGTGACACCCCGGCCTGATGGTCGGGGGTGTGGCGGACACCTATTTCCCGTTCTTCGGCGGCTCCAACAATGTGACCACCGACGGCTGGTCGCAGATGATCGGCCCGCTGGGGCCGGACGGGGTGATCGCCGAATCCCCGGCCGTGACGCTGTCGAGCGGGTTGAACTTCGTCATCCCGGACACGTTCGAGGCGCGCTGCAAGGGGTTCCACTACCGGTCGGCCGGGTCCACCACGAAGGCGGGCGAGGAGAACACCAACAGCCTGCCGCGGCGTGACCGACTGGTGTTGCGGCTGGATCGCACGGCCAAGAGCCTCGTGCCGGTGGTCAAGAAGGGCACCCCGTCGTCCGGCACGCCGCCGCTGCCGGGGCTGACGCAGACACCGACGGGCATCTACGAGATCCCGCTGTACCACGCCACCTGTCCCGGCAACGGCTCGGCGCAGAACTACAGCAACCTCACCGCCGAGTACTCGGCGGTCAGCGGCGCGCGCGGCCGGCACGCCTGGCAGGGCACGTACCTCGTGGGCGCGGCCGACCAGCGACTCACCGGCATCGCCGCGCTGGACGGATACGGCGGCACCATCGCGACGCTCGCCAGCGACCAGATCACCCTCAACCGACCCGGCCACTGGTCGCTGTCGCTGGTGGGCTACAGCAACAACCCGAGCGCGGGCGTGTCCGGGATCTGGATGTACTGGCCCGGCGGCCCGTCCGCCTACGCGCAGCTGCGCGACGATCGGCCGCGGACCCCGGTGTCGGGGATGCCCGCGTCGGCGGACTTGTGGCAGACCCGGTCGTGGTCGGGGATCGTGACCCCGGCGCAGGCGGCGTTGCCGATCCAGCTGTGGGCGGCGTGGATGTCGCTGGGCACGTCGGCCACCTACCAACTGACGATGTACGCCGACTACCTCGGTGGGTGACACGGCGGGCTGACGCTTCGGGCATGGCCGCATGGCGGGTAGCCCGCTCTCTCGACACGCTGCTCGGGCAGCTCAACGCGATAGCGCCCCGGCGGAACAAGGCCGCAGACGGCGCGATCGGTGACGTCGCACACCAGGCGCAGGGCAGTGCCAGCGACCACAACCCGTGGTACGGCCCCGGCGTCGTCACGGCGCGCGACTTCACCCACGACCCCGCCGGCGGGCTGGACTGCGACAAGCTGGCCGCCGCGCTCGCACAGGCCCGTGACCCGCGCCTGAAGTACATGATCTGGCAGGGCCGGATCATGGACTCCCGCGCCCAGTTCCGGCCGTGGACGTGGCAGCCGTCGTCCGGGCACTACCACCACCTGCACCTGTCGGTGATGCCGAACGCGTCGGCCGACGACACCCGCCCGTGGACGCTCCCCGGGCTGATCGCACCACCGGAGGACGACGTGCTGACCGAGCAGGACCTAATCAAGTTCTTCTACCACTTCCCGATCCGGGGGAAGCTGAACGTCTCGCAGCTGCTGCACGCCATCGACGACAACGCGGGCGCGGCGAACGCGCGCACCGTCGTCCTGGAGAAGCGGTTCGACGCGCTCGTCACCGCCCTCGGGGGCGGCCGGGTGCCGACCGCGCAGGAGATCGCGGCCGAGCTGCTGCCCGCGGTGGAGGACATCGCCGAGCGGGTCGCGCAGGCAGACAACGTGCAGCAGGCGGCCGAGGTCGTGCGACAGCTGGGCCGGGTGCTCGACGGCGCGGGCAAGGAGGGCTGAGCGATGGCGAACCGCGACATGAGCTGGGCTCCGTCGGACAAGGTCAAGGCGGGGTCGCTGGGCGGCGCGTCGACGCTGGTCGTGCTGTGGCTGCTGGCCACCTACGCGCACGTGGAGATGCCGCCGGTGGTGGAGGGCGCGCTGGGCGTGCTGGTCACGGCCGGGTTGGCGTACTTCGTGCCGAACCGCGCGCCGAAGGAGGACTGACCGGTGGCGTTGCCCGTCGCTGTCGACCTGGTCACGGTCACCGCGCAGCACTTCTTCCCCGACGCGGCCGTGCCGACCGGCACGATCACGTTCCGGCCGTCCGGTGACCCGTGGCTGGTGGTCGACGCGGCGGGCGCGGTCATCGTCCCGAAGACCGTCACGTGCACGCTGGACGAACAGGGCCGCCTGGTCGGCCCGGCGGGCGCGGTCGGCGACGACTCGCACGGCGTCAAGCTGCCCGCGACCGACGACAGCGACCTCGCGCCGAACGGGTTCGTGTACGACGTGACCGCCACGATCGGCGGGCTCGCGGCGCGCACCTGGTCGATCAGCCTGGCGCTGGCCGATCCCGAGGTGAACCTGTACTCGCTGGCCCCGGTCACCCCGGTCGAGGGCGGCGGCACCCCGGTCGTCACCTCGGTCAACGGGATCACCCCGGACTCGACGGGCGCGCTCACCCTGCCCGCGACGAGCGTGCCGGGCGCGCTGGTGTACGAGGCCCCGGTGACGCTGACGGACGCGGCCACGATCGCCACCGACGCCGCGCTGTCGAACACGTTCCGGGTGACGCTGGGCGGCAACCGGACGCTCGGCAACCCGACCAACCCCACCGACGGGCAGCTCGTGCGCTGGGAGATCACGCAGGACGCCACCGGCGGACGCACGCTCACGCCGGACAGCAAGTTCGCGTTCGGCAGCGACCTGACGGCCATCGCGCTGTCCAGCGCGGCGGGCAAGGTCGACATCCTCGGCGCGGTCTACCACCAGGCGTCCGACAAGTGGCGGGTCATCGCGCTCGCGAAGGGGTTCTAGTGGCGGCCCGCAGGAACGTCACCGAGTGGTCGCACACCAACGCGGCGGGTGCGACGAAGACCATCACGATCCCGGCGGCACAGGCGGGTTCGAAGCTGGTGCTGGTCGCGGCCGGTGGAGCGATCGTCACCGGCGCCGGGTTCGCCAAGCGCTCCACCTACGGCGGCGGCGGCATGGACGTGTCCATCTCGGACATGGACGCAGTGGGCGGTGAGACGTCGGTAGAGATCACGCTCAACGGGCCCGAGACGGTCAGCGGCGTGGTGTACGAGCTGGGGCCGGGGCTGACGTACGCGGACTGGTCGGGCAACGGCAGCGGCGCGGTCCCGTCCGCGCCGCCCACCGGGTCGTACGAGATCGCGCCCAGCACGGCGGTCACGGCAGCGGCCGACAGCCTGCTCGTGGCGCTGTGGGCGGTCAACGCCCCGTCGTCGACCCGCCCGCACAACGGCCTGAACATGGTCCGGCAGATGGGTCCGCTCGGGCACGTCTACGCCGAGTCCGGCAACCAGCCCGGGTCGGGCGCCCAGTTCGTGTGGGCGTCCGGCCTGGCGGACGTGGACGCCGCGCACTCGTGGCCGGTGACCGAGGCGGCCGGGGAGTACCGGGCGACCGCCCAGTTCGTCAACCCCAGCGGCGACACGACGGCGTACGCGGTGCAGGTGCTCTACACGGACACCTCGGGCGTGGCCACCAACCCGACCGTCCCGCAGGTCGCAGCGGAGAACACCCTGCCGGGCACCGACTCGGCGTTCTGGTTCACGGGCGCGGGCGGCGTGTCGGCGACGATCGCGGGCTACACCGACGCGGCCAGCTACGACCCTGGCGACACCGTCGCGTTCAAGGTCGACAGCACCGGCAACCCGTGGCGGGCCGAGGTGTACCGGCTGGGCTACTACGGCTGGGAGTCGTTCGGCGCCCGCAAGGTCGTCGCGGACATCACGGGCACGATCGAGGTGCAGCCCGCGCCCGCGGTGCACGGCACGTACGGCTCCACCTCGTGCGCGTGGACCACCAACGCGACGTGGACGATCCCCGCGGACGCGGCCCCGGGCGTCTACTACGTGATGTTCCGGCGCACCGACGACACGTCGAAGTTCGCGAGCCACCACTTCGTCGTGCGCGGCAGCACGGCGGGCCGGGTGGTGGCGACGATCCCGGACATGACGTACCAGGCGTACAACGCGTGGGGCGCGACCGGCGACAACGGCTCGTTCAGCACCGGCACGGTGTCCGGGCGCTCGCTGTACCGGCACGGAGCGGACGGCGCGACCGACAACTTCGCCCACCGGGCGTACGCGGTGAGCTGGGACCGGCCGTACCACACCATGGCGGGCAACCCCAACACCTACCTCTGGGACTCCGATCACTCGTGGATCGTGTTCGCCGAGGCTCAGGGCGTGGACCTGACGTACCTGTCCGACGTGGATCTCGACGTGGACCCGACGGCGCTCACCGATGCCGCGCTGGTCGTGCTGCTCGGGCACTCCGAGTACTGGACGGCCGGGGTGCACGATGCCTACACGGCCGCCGTCGACGCCGGCGTCAACCTCCTGTGCAACAGCAGCAACACCGCGCTGTGGCACACCAGGTTCGCGCCGGCGGACACCGGCCGCCGGTTGATGATCTGCTACAAGGAAAATGCCACCCGCGACGTGTCCGCCGGCTGGGCGGGGACGGGCTACGACCCGGACCCGGAGTGGACCGGCACGTGGCGCGACACCACCGCGGCCAACGGCAAGACCAACACCGACGTGCGGCGCGAGAACGCGTTGACCGGCCAGTTGTTCCGGGTGAACGGGGCGGTGGTCGAACAGCTCACCGTGCCGTTCGAGGCGAAGGGCCTGCCGATCTGGCGCAACAGCGCGTCGATCCAGGCGCTCGGCAGCGGCGCCGCGTTCTCCACGGTCAAGACGACCATGGGCTACGAGGTCGACGTGCCGGACGGGTCCGAGGGTCAGCCGGACGGGCTCGTCGAGCTGAATCCCACGGTGCGCTCGTTCCCGGGGAAGGGCACGAACGCGGCGGGCACCACCTACACCGGCAGCACCGGTGACCTGTCCGTCGGTTTCACCCTGTACCGGCGGCCGTCGGGCGCGCTGGTGCTGACCACGGGCTCGTGGCGCGGCTGGTGGGGCGTCAACCGCTGGTACGGCGGGGACCTGCCGGACACGGCCCGCACGGTGGACGTGGACTGGCAGCACGCCCTGCTGTGCGCCCTGCACGACCTCGGGGCCGACGTGCTCGCCGCGCGCGAGATGCGGCCCGGCATCGACGCCGCGTTGACCGACCCGGCCACCGGGGCGCCGACCGGGACGCGGGACGACATCGCGCGCGCCTACGGCATCGACATTCCCGCGAACAGCGGCGCGTTCCTGCTGTTCTTCGAGTGAGGTGGGCATGATGATCTGGGCGACGGTGGCCGAGGTGCGCGCGTACCTGGCGGACGGCGGTATCCCGGCGGGCACGTCGGACGAGCAGGTACAGCGCACCCTGGACCGGGCGGTGCGCAGCCTGACCACCCGCGTCATGTGGTGGCCCGAGCTGGACGATGACGACGAGCGGGCCGCGGACGCCGACGTGCGCGGGCACCTGGTGGCGGCGGTCGCGGAGACGGTGCGGGCCCGATACGAGCAGCGTGCGCTCACCGACGCGGTCGGCGGCGCGGGGCTGGTCGAGGTGATCGCGGCGGGCGGCAGCATCACCGCGGGCAAGCTGTCCGTCAGCGGCGGCACGCGCGGGACGGGGTCGGCGCGGATCGGCGCGGGCGCGGACACGGTGCCGCCCGAGGCGGCCGAGGCGCTGCTGGCCGCGGGCGTGGTCGGCGGGAGCGTGCCGTCGTGGTGAGCCTGCTCGGGCTGATCGGCGGGCCGCACACCGTGTGGTACCGGGCGCCGCTACCGGACGGCGCGGACGGCGAGGAGTGGGCGGCTGCGGTCGCCGTGCCGGGCTGCCGGGTGGAGCGGGAGACGAAGCAGCACCAGACCCCGGACGGCCGGGTGGTGACCCTGACCGCGCTGGTGATCGCACCGGCCACACCCGAGATCGAGGTGGGCGGCCGGCTGTCGCTGGACGGGGCGGACGGCCCGTGGCGGCGCGTCGAGATGTCCGGCGGTCCGGTGTGGCTGTCGGGCGAGCTGATGCACCAGGAGGTGCGGACCACGTGACCAGCGCGTCGTGGTCGTCGAACGTGCCCGGCATCGTGGCCGCGGTGCAGGCGGCGCAGTACGCGGCGATGGAGGAGGTCGTCGACGACCTCGCGTCGGCGTCGGCGGACCGGGTGCCGTACGAGGAGGGCGACCTGGACCGGTCGCGGCACACGTCGGTGGTGCGGGACGGCGACGAGGTGCACGGCGTGGTGTCGTACGACCTGGTGTATGCGCCGGTGCAGCACGAGCATCCGGAGTTCCGGCACGCCAACGGGCGCACGCACAACTACCTCGGTGGTCCGCTGGTCGAGGGGAAGCCGCGCTACGAGGCACGCCTGGCGAAGCGGATGCGGGAGGCGCACGGCGAGTAACACGCGGCGGGCACCGTGAGCCGCGTGTTGACCGCTGCGGGTGCCCGGCACGCTGCCGGGCTGGGGCTGTGCCGCTACGACGGCGTGGGCCCTGATGAGGCGTGGCCGTCGTACGTCGGCAGCATGCCCGACACCCCGCATCGGGCGCTGTGCTGGTATCCGCGCCCCGGGCCGCCACCGGATGTGGCGTCACCGTGGGCGTACCCACAGGTGCAGGTGATGGCGCGCGACGAGCCCGGCCGGTCGCGGCCCTCGCACGACGTGCTCCAGGACCTCGTGGACGCGCTGCACGGCACCCACAACGTGACGTGGGCGGGCGGCACCGCCGACGAGGTGTTCGTGACCCGCTGCACGGTCATCGTGTCCGGGATCGTCGATCTCGGACGCGACGCTCAGCAGCGGCCACAGCACACCGTCACGTTCCAGCTGGAAACCGCCCCCGTCGAGTAGGAGGAACCACCCACCATGGCCGAGCTGCGCAAGATCCCGCTCAAGGGCTGGCAGGTCTGGGTCAACACCGGCACCGCCGAGGTGCCGTCCTGGACCCAGGTCAAGGGCATCCGCTCGCCCACCCTGGCCAACGACTTCACCATGCAGGACACCACCACGCTGGACAGCGACGGCGCCGGTTCGGACGGCTCCACGCTGTACAAGTGGAGGCTGACCATCGAGGGCCTGGAGGGCTACACCGGGTCGTACGTGCGCGACCCCGGCCAGGTGTTCCTCAAGACCAAGGGTCGCCAGATCGGCCCGGACTCCGAGGTGCAGCTGCGCTTCTACCGCACCGACCCGGACGAGGGCTACACCGGCACGGCCGAGGCGAAGTGGCAGGGCACCGGCGGCCCGGTCACCGAGTACACGCCGTTCCGGATCGAGTGCTACGGCCAGGGCGCCCTCGACGACTACACCCCGGCGTAGAGGTAGCGACCGATGCCCACCTTCCCCGCGTCCTCCCGCCACCAGGCGGAGGTCAACAACGAGCCGCTCACCCTCCCCGTGGGTGACAAGACGTACTCGTTCCCGGTCGCCCTGCCGTTCCGTACCGGTCTCACCATCACGCGCCTGCGCGAGGAGATGCAGGCGTTCACGCTGGCGACGCTGGCCGGACACCGCCCCAACCCGAACGCCGAACTCCTCGACGACGCGCGCGAGTCCAAGCTGATCCGGGACCTGATCGGCGAGGCGACGCTGGCCGAGATGGAGGCCGACGGTCTGCTGTGGTCGGACGTCGAACGCGTCGGCAAGACCCTGATCGCCTGGCACGTGTTCGACGAGGACCGCGCGCTGGCCGTGTGGACCGGCGGTGATGAGCAGGACCCTCCCCAGGGCCCGGCGACGGGCCCCGCGAACTCCCCGCGAACGTCGACGACCTCTGGGAAGAACTCCAGACGAAAGGGTCGTCGGTCTCGTGGGCGGACCTCCTGACCGCCTGGGACGCGATCGAGGCGGACTTCGAGCACTACTACCGGGCCGACCTGTCCGCCGCCGAGGTGCTCGACGGCCGGACGTGGCGATGGTTCACGGTGCGCCTGTTCAACCTGCCGCCCGAGTCGGCGACGTGGCGGGCGATGCGCGCCGTGCTCGACCGCCGGCGCGCGAGCAGCACCGGTGAGGTGACGTCGAAGGACGACGTACGCGCCGCCATCGGCAGGTGACACCCCGACGCGAAGGTCTTGACCGTGGCCCTGCTGGTTGGCGAGCTGTACGCCCGCGTGACGTCCGACTCGTCGGCGTACCGACGCGACATGCAGCAAGTCGACCAGCAAGGCGCGGCCAGCGCGAAGCTCGCCGAGAAGCACGGGTTGCAGATCGCCAACGCCCGCAAGGCAGAGGAGAACGCGGCCGGCAAGGTACGGGTCGCGCTGGCCGCACTGGAAGACCTGCGAAACAAGGGCGGCGCGTCCGCGTCGCAGCTCGCCGCCGCCGAGGAGCGCCTGGCCGCCGCGAAGCGCGGGTTGGCCGCCGCGACCGACAAGGCCAACTTCGCACTGAAAGCCGCCGTAGTCGCCCAGGAGAACGCCGCCACCAAGGCCGTCGAGCTGGCCGCTAAGACGGAAGAGGCCGGCCGGCAGATCGAACTCACCGACCGCAAGGCCGGCAAGGCCGTCGGCTCGATGCTCGCGCTCGGCGCGGCAGGCGGCGGCGCGGGCGCCGCCATCATGGGCGGCATGGCCGCGGTGCCGGTGCTGCTCACGCTGATCGCGGCAACAGCGCTCGCCGCCGAAGAGGACGTGTCCGACGCCTGGCAGAACACCGGGTCCGAGGCTGCGGCCACGGTGAAGGAGATGGCCGAGCCGCTGCGCGACGAACTCGTGCTCGCCGCCGGCCAGGCCACGGCAGGGCTGCGGCAGATCGCGCCGGCGGTGAAGGAGATGGCGGCCGACGCCGGACCGGGCGTCACCATGCTGATCGACGGCATGGTCAAGCTCGCCACCAACGCGATGCCGGGCGCGCAGAAGGCCGTCGAGCGCTCGCAGCCGGCCTTCGCCGGACTCAACGCGCTACTCGACCGCACCGGCCGCGGGCTCGGTGACTTCTTCAGCGAGATCAGCGAGGGTGCGCCCGCGGCGGGGCGCGAGGCGGGCGACCTCGGGCGGCTGCTCGAAGATCTGCTCGGCTCGACCGGGCGGCTGCTGGCGATGCTGGCCAACGAGGGCCAGGGCGTGTGGTCGCAGACCGTCGACGTGATCGACCAGACCACCGACGCCGCGCTCGGGCTCGGCGAGACCGCGCTGCCGTCGGTGGCGTCGTCCGCGTCCACCGTCCTGACCGTCATGTCCCGGGTGCTCGACGTGCTCGGCCCGGCGGCGCCGCTGCTGGGCACGATCGGCGGCGCGATGCTGTCGTACAAGGTCGGCGCTGCGGTCGTCGGCACCGCGGGCGACGCACTGACTCGGCTCGGCGGGCGGTTGCAGGACACGGCGGCGAAGTCGGAGAAGGGCGCCGGCGGACTGGGGCGGTTCGGTGGGGCGCTGGGCGCGATCGGCCCGTACGGGGCGCTCGCGGGCGGCTCGCTGCTGGCGCTGATCGCGATCACTGACCAGCTGTACGGCTCGACGGACAAGCTCGCCGGCGGACTGATGGCGGGCGGCAACGCGGCGGAGGCAGCCGAGAAGCAGTTGGACTCCAACGAGCGCACGCTGGCCGGCCTGCACGCCACCGGGTCTCTGGTCGCGGCAGGGTTCGGAAAGCTGTTCGTGCCGACGATGCGGGATGCGGAGAAGGCGGTCAGCGACCAGCGGGCGTCGATGACTTCGCTCCAGCGCGCCCAGGTCGACGCGGCGAAGGCGGCGGCGGACCACGACCGGGCGACGGAGAAGTATGGGTCATCGTCGAACGCGGCGGCGCAGGCGTCGGTGACGTTGGCGATGCGGCAGAAGGATTTGGAGCGGGCGCAGTACGACGCGGCGCAGGCCACGAAGACCTTGTTGGACCGGCTCACGGAGCAGCAGGCGCTCGCGCTCGGGCTCGCCGGCGGCAACCTCAGGTTGCGCATGGCGACCAACCAGTACGAGCAGGCCCAGCACTCGCTGAACGAGACGCTGAAGACCGGCACCGCGTCCGAACTGGAGATCACGGCCGCCAAGCAGGGCGTCGAGCAGGCGGCCCTCTCCGTCGTCGAGGCGGCTCGACAGGAGTCGCTCGCCCACTACGCCAACCAGGGCTCGGTGGAGGCGCAGACCGCGGCACTGAACGCGGGCAACGCCACGGCGCTGGAGATGGCCTCCACGATGTCCGGCCCGCTGCCTGCCGCGCTGGCCATCGCGATCGCGGGCATGGACGAGACCGCGCTGTCCGCGCTGGGGGCGACGCGCGAGATCGACGGCACCGGCAGCGCCGTGATCCGCCTGCCCAACGGCAAGATTGTGCGGCTCAGCGCCGAAGACCTCGCCACCGCGAAGATCAACGACGTGCACACGGCCATCAACAACCTGCCCGGCTCGAAGACGATTGAGCTGCACATCAAGCAGCTCGTCAGCACCACCGGGCCGACGATGGCCGACCTCGGCAACCCGGCCGCCGTGCTGCCCCCGACCGGAAACCGCGCGTCCGGCGGCCCGGTGCTGCGCGGCCACCTGTACGGCATCCACGAACAGGGCGCCGAAGTGTTCGTTCCCGGCAGCGACGGCACCATCCTCAACGCCGACCGCACCGGCAAACTCCTCGACGCCCTGGCCGCGATGGAGTCCGGCGGCGGCATCCCCACCCAGCGCGGCGGGAACACCATCATCATCCAGGAACTGCACCAGCACCAAGTCCGGACCCTGCCCACCGCACAGGAGCTGCGCAACGTGCTGCACGACGTGGAGGTGCAGTATGGCGAGTAGACAGATCACCTGGTATCCGCCCGAGCACACCGGCCTGGCGCCGATCGTGCTCACCGACCGGGCCGCCGGCTACAGCGTGCTGAAGGGGATGCGCGGACTCGGCGCGGTCGAACACCAACTCGTCACCGACGAGTCGGTGTGGGCCGACGGCGCGACAGTGGACGCGGACTACGTGCTGCCTCGCTCGATCATGCTGCCGATGCACGCCATCGGCGCCGACCGCGACGAGTTCCTCGCACGCCTGGCGACCCTCACCGCGGCGATGCGCACCCGCGCGCCCGGCGCCCGCCCGACCTACGGCGAGCTGGAGTTGGCGCAGCACGACGGCCGGCGCTGGCGAGTGCGCTGCCACTACCAGGGCGGCCTGCCGGACGAGGAGACCATCGAGAGCGGCGGCGACACGAACTGGGTCCGGTTCCAACTGCGACTGTTCGCGCCGGACCCGTACTGGTACGCGCCCGAGCCGACCGTGCTCTCCTGGGACTTCGACGAGCCGGCCGCCTTCCTGGGTGACCCGTTCCTGCCGCTCCAGCTCTCGCCGTCGCAGGTGCTCGGCGATGCGACCATCGTCAACCCCGGCACCGAGTCGGCGCTGGGCACCTGGCGGATCACCCAACCCGGCACGGACTTCATCGCCGCGAACACCACGACCGGCGAGACGCTGCGCGTCACCGCAACCATCCCCAGCGGCCAGACCCTCACCATCGTCACCGACCCCCCGGACATCTACCTCGACCCGGCCGGCACCGACTGGTGGCCCTACCTCGTCGACGGCTCCACGCTGTGGGAGATCCCGCCGGGCGAGACCCCGATCAGCCTCACCCTGTCCGGAGCGGCCGCGGGCAGCCGGGTGGAGCTGACGTTCTACGAACGGCGGGGTGCGCCGTGGTGACCCGCCGACCCCCGACCGCCTATCCGATCGACCCCACCGGCGCCCGCCGCCGGCCGATCCGCTACCGCACCGCGACCATCGTCGTCCGGCACAACGCCGTCGGCCGCTGGTCCCTCACCGCACCCCTGTCCGCCGTGGACCTGTCCGTGTTCGACGGCGGCTGGAGGATCGCGTGGGACGGCGCACCCTCCGACGGGCTCGGCGGCTACATCGACTATGCCGCGCTCGACGTCGACCGCACCCGAGGCATCCCACTGGTCACTCTGTCCGGGCCCGACGACATGACCGTGCTGGCCGAGCGGCTCACCTACCCCAACCCTGCCGTCGGCGCCGCGAGCCAGGGCGTGCCCGCCTACGACATCCGCACCGGCACCGCCTCCACGGTGATCATCGAGTACATCCGGAACAACGCGGGCGACCTCGCCCTCGCCCCACGGCGGACGGCGAATTTCGACGCGGCCATCGCCGACCCTGGTCTCGGTGGCACCGTGACCGGCCGCGCCCGGTGGGAACGCCTCCTCGACGTCGTCGCGCCGATCGCCGAAAGCGAAGACCTGGCCATCACGGTCACCTCGACGACCACCGGCCAGCGCACCCTCGGCATCGCGCCGGTCGTCGACCGCACCGCCACCGCCCGCTTCTCGATCGCCCTGCGCAACCTCCAGTCCATGCGGTACGAGCTGCGCGCCCCTGCCGCCACGTTCGTGGTCGCGGGCGGCCGCGGCGAGGAGGACGCCAGGATGTTCCGGACCGCGATCAACAGCGCCGCCAACGCGGTGTGGCGATGGACCGAGACGTTCCACGACGCCCGCTCGACGTCCGACACCGACGGCGGCACCGAACTGGCCGCGGCAGCGGCCACACGACTCGCCGACACCGGCCCGGTCCAGTCCGTGGACCTGGTGCCGCTCGACACCGACCGCCTCGCCTACGGCACCGACTACCGGCTCGGCGACAAGGGCCTCGGCGAGGTCGGCTACGGCACCGGCCTGCGAGTCGAGGCCATCATCCGCGAGGTCGAGATCAACGTCGACCGCACCGGCCAGGGCCCGCTCGTCCACGTTCGCCCCCGCGCCAGCACCCTCCCGCCGACCGGGCGCCTCAAAACCGACCGGGCGCTCACCGACCTCGCTGCACGGGTCGGCCAACTGGAACACCGGTAACGCCCCTGACCACACGCGCGAGACCCTATGGTGGAGCACCGGCCGACCCAAGGGGGCAGCGTGAAGAGGTGGCAGTGGGTGGCATTCGGCGCCGCACTGGTCGTGGCGATGGCCGTAGGCGCGCTGGTCGCGCTCAACGGCGGCAACGAGCCCTCCGCAGCCGCGCCGGCGACGACCAGCAGCGCGCCGACCCGGGACGACGAGCTGATCTACCTTCAGGCGCTGCGTGACCTAGGCTACGTCGAGTCGGACATCGACGCCGAGCTGCTCGTCGCCAAGGGGCGGCGGCACTGCGACGACCTGGCGCTCGGCCTCGGACGGGACGAGATCCTCAAGGACACAGCGACGCTCGCGGGCACCGCGCGCCGCGTGCGGGACGAGGCCGTGTTCGACCTCGCGGTGCAGGCGTTCTGCCCACAGCGGGCGCCGTTCATCACGAAGTCGACGGCCCCCGGCCAGTAGCCGGGGGCCGCCTTCACGTCAGCCCTTCAGGGCCTCGACGAACGTCCGCCACTGCGCTGCGCCGACCACGATGGGCCCGGCCTCGCGCTGCTTGGTGTCCCACACGCCGACCACGGCCGGCCCGTGCGCCACCTCGACGCAGTTGTTCGCGCCCTGCGACCGACTGCTTTTCTTCTTCGAACCCCAGTTGACCTGGTTGTTCATGCCTCCTCCGTTACCCGAGTTGCTGGATGCGCTCACGGAGGATCGTCGCACTTTCGGTGGAGTCGGCGGCGAGCGCCCACACCTGATCGAGCAGCGCCTCATAGACCTTGACCTCGTCCGGCTCGTGCAGGTAGGTGCTCGTCGTGGCGCCCTCCAGGTAGACGCGGGCGATGTCCGGCTCGGAGAGGCGCAGCAGGGTGCAGCCGACGCCGAGCAGCGGGTGCAGGCCGGTGCCGAACGGCAGGATGCGCACGTCGACGGTCGGCCAGGTCATCGCCTCCAGCAGGTGCGTCAGTTGCTCGCGGGCCGCGCCGCGGTCGACGGGCAGCCGGTGCAGGGCAGCCTCGTCGAGCACGACACGTACCTGCGGTGCGCCGTCGCGCTGGAGGAGGTGGCCGCGTACGAGCCGTTCGGCGACGCGCTGTTCGAGATCGTCGGCGGCGCCTTGGGCGAGTAGGTCGCGGGCGTAGCCGGGCGCCTGGAGCACGGCGGGGATCAGCGACTCGCCGAAGTAGGCGTAGCTGCTGGCCGCCTGCTCGAACAGCACGAAGCTGGCCGCCCAGTCGGGGACGTGGGCGGGCATGCGGGTGCGGCGCCGGGCGGCGTTGGCGAGGGAGAGCACCTGGTCGCGCTCGCTGGCGGTGACGGTGAGCAGGTCGCACAGCCGGTGCACCTCTGACTGGGTGGGCACGCGCTGCCCGAGTTCCACCTTGCTGGCCTTGCCGGGGTACCAGCCGAGGTGCGGGTCTCCGTCGATGGCGGCGAGGGTGACGCGGGCCCGCTCACGGTAGGTGCGGAGCCGCTGGCCCAGCTCGACACGCAGCGGGTTCGGGACGGCCACGGCTCCTCCTCGGGACGGTGTGCACCGCCCATCCTGCCGCTCACCGGCCGTGTACACGAATCCCCCATTCGGAGAATCGTCAAGTGGAGATCTCCAGATGTACGGTGGCACAGCGCTGGCCGCTTGCCCGAGGTGCTCGGGATGCGCTCGCGGCCAGCGACCGGACGGCGGGTCGGGTCCCACCCAGGGGCTGCGCCCGGCCCGCCGCACCGAACCTCGGAGGTGGTCATGGAGTGGCTCGGACTCCTCGCCCTGCTGTGGGCCGCCGGCCTGCTGTTCGCCGTCGTCGACTCGCGCCGCTTCCCCCGCCGCCTCGCCAGAGCGACCCTTCAGCAGCCGGCCCGCGGTCGCCCCTCGGTGGCGGGCCGGCCCCTCGTGGCGGGAGTGCCGGTGTCCCGACCTGGCGCTCTCGCCACGAGCCAGCGATGGGGCGCGTGATGGGCGCCCGGATGCCGCAGTCGCCGCAGGAGGCGCGCGCGCAGGTCATGGCCTACATGCGCGCCAAGGTGGGCGAGGTCGGGTCGTTCCTGCGGGCGGCCGACGTCGAGGGCGCGAACGATCTCATGGACCAGGTGGTGCGTGAGGCGGGCACGGGCTGCCACGACCTCATCCTCGACGCGGTGGCGCGCTGCTACGGGGAGCCGTCGTGGCGCATCGCCGCCGATAAACCCGAATGGCGCAACACTCGGTGACCCGTTCGGTCGTTATGTCTCGTATGGGTGCCACCGCCGTCACCCGACCGTGCCCGCCATCCCCGATGGGGTGGCGGGCGTGAGCGTGCTGTGGTGGACGTTCACCGACGGCGCGTCGCACGCGGTCCGAACTGAGGCGCGCGCGGCGGCGTCGTCGACGGTCGTGTCGATGTGCTCCCTCGTCGAGGACCGGTGGCGCGCCGAGCGGGACCCGGATCGACAGGGCGCCCGGTGCCGGCCGTGCGCGTCGATCGTGAGCACGCTGGGACTCTAGGAGCGCTTGGCGCGACGGGCGGCGTGCGAGGCGAGCGCGAGCCGCCGGAAGTGGGCGGACCGGGCGGACTGCGCCGCCTTCGCCCGGTCCTGCGGGGCCATCTTCTCGTCGGGGTCGACGAGCTTCTCGAACCGGGCGTCGGCCGCCTCGCGGGCGGGTGCGGTGCGGCGGGTGCGATCGGTGCACTTGGCCCAGGACTCGTGGGCGGCGATGCGGGCTCGGGTGGTGCGCTGCGCGGGGTCGGTCATGCACCCAGCACAGCGCACCGTTGTCACCCGGTCAGGAGTTCGCGGCGACGACCGGTCGCCACACGTGCTCCGAGAACTCCGCTACACGCACAGACGGCTCGACTCCGACGAACCGCAGCGAGTTCTCCCGAAACGGCGTGCAGTCCATCGGTTCGAAGAAGTACTTCAGCGGGAAGTCCGTCAGCCGGGCCAGCGCCACAATCTGCTCCCACGTCGGGTACAACTCGCCCGCCTCCCACTGGTCGACGGCAGGCTCCTCCACGCCGCACTCGTGGTCGACCTCAGGGCCGTAGAGCATGCGCAGATCGAGCGCGGAGGTGATGCGCCCTGGAACCACCCTGCCGGCCGCCCACTTCTCACGCAGCGACTCGTCCACGTGCAGGCGACGCGCGGCCCGCCAGCCGTTGCGCTCCACTTCTTGCTGCGTGAGCCGCACGCCGGCCTTGCCCCACCTCCGGCGGTTCACACCCGGTCCCCGCGGGACAGCGTGCGGGCGCGGGTGCGGGCTCGTCGGTCGGCGTCCGCGCTGCCGTAGTGGGCCACCATCCGACTCCCCGGCACCCAGCCGCCCAGCCGCGCCAGGTCGCCCTCGGTCGCGCCGTGCTCCAGCATGTCGCCCGCCCAGGTGTGCCGGAGCTGGTGCGGGTGGCGGTGGCCGATCCCGGCCAGGGTGCAGCGGCGGCCCACCAGGTGGCGCACGCCCTCGTCGGTGAGCCTGACCGACCCGTCCGGCCGGGGCCGGATCGCCTGGAACAGCGCGCGATGCTGCGCGTGGTCGCGGCGCGCACGCGCCCTGAGGTACTTGCGCAGGGCGAGCGACGTCTTCGCGCCGATCGGGGCGAGCCGGGTGCCCGTCTTGCCCGAGACCCGCACCTCCTGGCGGGCGAGGTCGAGGTCGTCGACGTTGATGCCGACCAGCTCGCCCACCCGCACGCCGGTGTCGATGAGCAGCCGGATGACCGCCTCGTCGCGCAGGTCCAGGAACCCGCTGCCCCGGCACGTCGCGAGCAGCGCGCGTAGCTCGTCGTCCGGCATGGTCGCGGGCGGCATCGGGTCCGCCCGCGGCAGCTGCACGCCCGCGAAGGGGTTGCTGGAGAGCCCGCCGTCGGGCTGCTCGGCCACGTAGTTCAGCCAGCGCCGCACGGCGAACAGCTTCCCGGCGCGGGTGGCCTTGGAGAACCCTTCGGTCTTGAGCCACTCGGCGTACCGGTGGGCGTGCCGTGCGGTGATCTTGCCGGGGTCGCGGACGTCGGGCGCGGCGGTGGCGAGCCAGGCGAGGAAGGCCCGGCCGCCGCGCATGTAGATCTCACAGGAGTTGTGGGCGAGGTCGCTCGACCGGAGGACCAGGTCCCACTCGTCGAGCCAGTCCCGCAGGACCGGTGCGGTAGGTGTGCTCATTTTTCCCTACTGGGTGCGCTGTGCAGAACCGACAGACCTGATCGCACAGCGCCGGTGTCACCGAACCGGCAGGTCACGGGGGCTGCACTCCCCTCGAAAGGGGCGCCGCCCCGCGTGGCACAATGCCCGTTTACAGAGGGGTCGTGCGCTGTGCGACCAGGGGTTTCGACAGCGTAGCAGCTAGCGCTGTGCTCCCACTTTCACCAAGTCGAGTGGATCACACCAGCCGTAGGTTCGGCCGCCCGGTCGGCGGGGGCGGGTCCGACTCGGCGCCCACCGCGATGCCCGGAGACCACGCCGTGCCGTCGCCGTCGCCGGCTTCGACGATGGACCGGCCGCCGCACATGGCGTCGAGGCCGGCGAGCACGAGGAAGATCGCGTCCTCAAGGCTGGTGCCCTTGCGAATCCACATGGTGTGGCTGTCCGGGTCGATGACCGCGGGGACGTCGAGGTCCGGGACGAACTCGAACGCCAGGTTGCTGAGGTGCTCGCCGACCGCGTGTCCGCGGGCGGCGGCGACGAGTGCTTGTTCGGGCGTCACGGTTGTTGAAGCGTGAACGATCTTTTCGACGTTAACTGGAATCGCCCCCTTCACCCGAAAGAACCAGCGATTTCGGGTTTCATCACCCGACACAGTAAGTATCTGCTGGTCAGGGCGTCGAATGCGGGTTCGACAACATCACTCGTCCACGGCGGTGTCTAGGGCCGAACGGCCCTGATCCGCATTATTCGGGTCGATGACGATGTACTTGCCGGGGTTCGCCTCGCGCACCGCCGCCGTGGGTACAGGACGGGCGGGCGCGGTGCGATGGAACCGGCGCCGGATCTCCGCGAGCAGGTCGTCGTCCGTGACCTGGTCCAGCGTCGGGCCGTCGGTCGCGTCGACGCCGGCCACCTCGTCGTCGGTGAGGATGCCCGCGGGCACGAGGACGCGGATGAGCGGCATCTGGAGTGCGCCGGCGACCTTGCGGGCGTTGGTCACGGTGACCTCACCGCCAGCTTTCCAGCGTGCGGTGATGGAGCGTTCGAAGCCAGCGCGGCGGGCAAGCTCGCTCGCCGTCCAGCCGCGTTCGTCGAGGGCGGCCTGGACGAACTGCCACCAGCGGTTCTCGGTCACACCTGCGGATGGTACGTGCATGCACGCAACGTCGGACATCGAATCCCCCGAAGATTTGGATTGCCTTACCTGTGGAAGCGGTGGGTAGTCGGTTGACCACCCGTTGCTTGTATACACCAGATGTTGCGTGCGTGCACGCCTTCCCGTAGCGTGTGTGCATGCACACCGAACCGAGCGTTCGCCGCACCGTCCGGCTCGCGCCGGGCTTCCACAAGGCGGCCAACCAGCACGACGGACCCGCTCCGCTCTGGAAGGCCATCGGCGTCAACCGCACCACCCTGCACCGCGTGAGCCGCGGCGAGACCACGCCGTCCACGGCGTTCATCGCCGGTGCGCTGCACGCGTTCCCGCAGCACGACTTCGACGACCTGTTCGAGGTCGTCACCGCACCCCAGCAGTGACCCCAGAACAAGCGGAAGCCCCGCTGTTCGGCGACCAAACCGAGCGGGGCTCCCAGGCGCCCGAGGAGGCACCTATGCACGAATCGTACCGCACGCCGTTGCCGCCGTTGGACACGGCCGGCTACCTGGCGCTGTGGCGCGCCCTGTTCGAGATCCCGGTGACGGTCGGGGCGATCCCGGCAGACCCGTGCATGTGGTGCGGGGCGGAGGACCGGCCGGCGAGGGCGCGGGTGCACGGCGACCCGAGTCCGGAGGCGCTCACCCTCGCGTGGGCGGACTGCTGCTGGTCGTGCGTCCCGGAGGCGGTGGCGCGGGCGCTGCGGGACGTGCGTGACGACTCGCGGCGCGGCGTGCGGCTGGAGGTGTCGTCGTGGGCTGGCTGATCGCGGGCGTGATCGCCGCCCTGCTGTTGGTCGCGCTGGTCGCGCTGGACCGCGCCGAGAAGAAGATCCGTCGCATTTTCAACGAGGAGTTGGACAAGTGAACGGGCGGCTCGGGAACGCGGTGCACGTCGGCACGTTCGAGGCGGGCTCTCCGGAGTGGCACGCCGCCCGCGCCGGGGCCATCACCGGCAGCCGCATCGCCGCCGTCCTCGGCCTCTCCCCCTGGGAGTCCCGCTTCAGCCTGTGGCACCGCATGGCCGGGATGATCGGTGACGAGGTCGAGAACGACCTGATGCGCTGGGGCAAGCTGCTGGAGCCCGTGATCCTGGGCGAGTACGCCCGCGAGCACGAGACCGAGCTGGACACCAGGCCCGGCACGTGGGCGAGCAGCACCCGGCCGTGGCAGGTCGCCAACGTCGACGCCCTCGGACCCCGCATCGTCGAGGCCAAGTACAGCCCGATGACGGACGGCTGGGGCGAGCCGGGCACGGACCTGATCCCGGTCTACTACCGGGCCCAGGCCCTCTGGTACCTCGACACCTTCGGCGGCCCGGAGCACGGGTTCGAGCGCGCCGACGTGGCCGTGTTCTTCGGGGTGTCCGGGTACGCCGAGTACCACGTGGACTACTCGCCCGACGAGTGCGCCCTGATGCGCCAGGAAGCGCGGGCGTTCCTCGACAGCCTCCCCAGCACCAGCAGCGCGGGCGTCCGCCCCGACCTCGACGCCCACAGCTCCACCTACCAGACCGTGCGCGCCCTCCACCCCGACATCGACGACGAGGCCGTGGACGTGCCCGACGAGATCGGCCGCGCCTACCTCGACGCCATCGCCAACGCCAAGGCCGCGGCCGAGGAGAAGGACCGGGCGTCGGCCGCCGTGCTGGACGCGATGGGCCGGGCCCGCCGCGCCTGCCTCGACGGCACCCAGATCGCGATGCGCATCCCCGGACGGGGCGACAACCCGCCCTACCTCAAGCACACCCCCACCAAGGCCCCTGGCCAGAGAGTGAGCCGAGCAGCATGACCGGACCCCAGACCATCACCACCGCCGTCGCCAAGCGCGACGACACCCCCAGCGGGCTCGTGAAGCAGTACAGCGAGTCCTTCACCGCCGTCCTGCCCTCGCACGTCAAGCCCGAGCAGTGGGTCCGCCTCGCCCAGGGCGCGCTGAAGAAAGGCAAGCGCGTCGCCCGCCCCGGCGGCGGCTCGTGCACCGAGCTGGAGCTGGCCGCGGGCAACAACCCCGGCGTGTTCCTGGCCAGCCTGCTGGAGTCGGCGCGCCTCGGTCTGGAGCCGGGCACCGAGCAGTACTACCTCACCCCGCGCAAGGTGAAGGGCAAGCTGGAGATCCTCGGGATCGTCGGCTACCAGGGCTACATCGAGTTGATGTACCGGGCCGGGGCGATCTCCAGCGTGGTGGCCGAGCCGGTGTTCGCGGCCGACAAGTTCCAGTACCGGCCGGGCATGGACGAGCGGCCCCAGCACGAGATCGACTGGGACGCGGAGGACCGGGGCCGGCTGCGCCTGGTCTACGCGTACGCGGTGATGAAGGACGGCGCGACGAGCAAGGTGGTCGTGTTGAACCGGGCGGCGATCGAGAAGATCAAGGCCAGCTCGCAGGGCGCGAACTCCGAGTACTCGCCGTGGGTGAAGCACGAGACGGCGATGTGGCTGAAGTCCGCGGTGCGCCAGTTGGCGAAGTGGGTGCCGACGTCGGCCGAGTACATGCGGGAGCAGCTGCGGGCCGCGCGCGAGGTGGCGGCCGAACCCGCGCCGGGTGCGGCGCCCGCCGGGTTCGCCCCGGTGGTCGAGGGCGACGCGGCGCCGGTGGACATCACCGAGCACTGGGCGGACGAGGACGCCGACGGCGCGGACTACCTCGACGCCGAGGTTGTGGAGTGATCACCCCTGCGGACATGCCGCGGCGGCGGCCGGTGCATCCGGTCCGGCTGCCGCTCGCGGCCCGCGTGCCGGTGTGGTCGTGCTCGAAGCGGCAGTACCGGTCGCAGGCCGAGGCGGACGCGGCGTTGGGCGAGATCTGGGCGCATCCGACGAAGCGGGTGGGTGCGTCGATGGAGGCGCACTCGTACCGGTGTCCGCGTCACGAGGGCCGCGAGGTGTGGCACCTCACCAGCCAGGACAGAGACCAGGAAGGACGGACCGCGTGAACGCGAACGAGCACTACCGCGAGGCCGAGCGGCTGATTACCGGCGCCAGAGCGGAGCCGGCCGAGAAGTACACGATGGACGACCGGATGATGCTCCTCGCCGCCGCCCAGGTGCACGCCACGTTGGCCGTGGCCGCGACGCACGGCGCGGACGAGCCCGGCCTGATCGACGACCTGCGCCGTGCCGTCGCGGCCAGCACGGACGTGCAGGACGCCCCCAGACTTCCCGACACCGTGCCGACCGGCGTCGAGATCGCCCGCAGCGTGCTCGCCGTCAACCCCGACATCGACTGGCCCACGTTCGCCGGGCACCTGCTCCACAAGCACGACCTGCGCCTGTCCGAGGTTCGCGCGCTGTGGCGCATGCAGACCGGCCGGTGGGACGACGACCTGCCCGCACCCAAGGAGTACCCCAGTGCCTGACCAGCCCACGCTCGACCTGGCCTATGCCGACCGGCGCGCCGGCCAGGAAGCCAACCTGGCCGCCGGCGACGCCGGACACCGCGACCACCGCACCATCGTCGAGATGGCCGTCGCCATCCTCGCGAAGAACCGACAGAAGTCCTTCACCGCCGACGACGTCCACAAGGTCATCGCCCACGCCCTCGGCGGCGCACCCTACGACCGCAACCTCGTCAGCTCCGTCATGGGCCGCTGGGCCGCCGACCAGCGCATCGTGCGCGACAACCAGCGCGGCCTCACCCCGTCCGGCCACCGCGCCCGCAAGGGCAGCCGCAACTCGTGGTGGAGAGGTAGCAGCAGAGCGGCACCCTTCCCCACGCCACGCCAGCACACCCCGAAGGAGACCGACCGGTGAGCCCCATCCGCGACCACACCGCCATCCCCGGCCTGCCCGAGCACATCGTCGCCCGCGAGGTCCAGCCCGGCACCACCTACACCGACGAGCCCAACCAGACCGTCCCCGCCGGCTGGTGGGTCCTCGGCTACGACGACCCCGACGAGCCCTACTTCCAGATCCACATCGGCGACGTTCGCGACACCGACGACAACGACATCGCCGAGCCCGTCGCGAAGCTCATCGTCGCGGCGCTCGAAGAGGCCGGCCTCAAGGGCAACGGCGTCCTCTGACCCCACCCACCCAGCGGGCCGCGTCGGCACCACGTCGGCGCGGCCCGCACCCATCAGGAGAACCGTGAACACCACCGAGCAGTACCTGGAGAACCTCGTCCCGCTCGCCGCCCGCCTCATCGCCGCCATCCACGACGAAGGCCCCGCCGACGCCCACGGCGCCCTCATCGCCTGCCGCGCCCTCCCCTGCCCGCCCACCAACGACCCCCACACCGCGCTCGCCTTCGTGCTCGCCGCCGCCGTCGACCCCGAACGGCCGCTCTCCGACCTCCTCGCCTGGACCACCACCCTCGCCGGCCACACCACCACCCCAGCACCCGAAGCCAACCCCTTGGCCGTCGAGATGGGCATCACCGGCGCCCTCCCCGCCCACGCCCTCAACGCGCCCGAACTCGAAGCCGTCGTGCTCGCCCTCTACGACCGCGGCTGGACCGAACCCGACATCCGCCACCACCTGCCCGACGCCGACCGCGACACCATCGGCCGCCACCTCAACCGCGCCCAATCCCGCGCCGCACGCTCCCGCGCCACCCGCCGAAAGGCCATCGCGTGACCGCCACTGTCCAGCAGTACCGCGCCAAGTGCAGCGCCCCGGACTGCGACTGGACGTTCGAAGGCGACCTCGCCACCACCGAGGCCAAGGCCGCACAGCACAAGGTCGACCACCGGGGCGCACGACGCACCTGGCGTTCCCGGTGCACGTGGGGCTGTGGCTGGTCCACGACCGGCTCCGAGAAGTGGGTGCGCGGCGCATGGGAGCGACACAAGGCCGAGCACCGTGCCGCCTCCGATGCGCGCGAGGAGCGTCGGGCGGCTCGCTACCGGTGGCGCGGTAAGCCCAACCCCACCCAACGCCGCTTGCTGGAGCAGGTCCGCATGGGCTCACTCGCAGCCCACGCAACCCTCACCTACATCGTGGCCACCGGCGCATCCGGCCTGCACTGGTACCCGAGCAACCTGAGCCGCCGCGATTCGCCGTGGTGGCACGCGCTGGTCGAAGCCGGGCTGGTCACGGTCCGCCCGACCTGGTCGCGCGGCGGCCAGCCGACCGGCGTGTGGCTGCTCACCAAGGCCGGACGTCGCCTGATCGAAGGGAACCACGCGTGAACCTCGCCGACCCGCCCCCCTGGCACGCCGAAGCCCTCTGCCCCGAAACGTCCGCCGACGCGTTCTTCCCCGACCGCGACGGCGACAACGGGGCCGCCGCCATCCGCATCTGCGGACGCTGCCCCGTCCGCACCCAGTGCCTCGAACACGCCCTCCAGCACCGCGAAGAACACGGCGTCTGGGGAGGCACCACGCCCAACCAGCGCGAGCAGCTCGCCGCCGCACGGCGCCGCACCACCCACCACCACAACACCACCGCGGCCTGACCAACCGCCTCCCCAACCACCGCCCGACCGGAGGCCAGCCCCACCATGAACGTCACCCGCTGGGACCACGAACGCGCCGTCACCGCCAGCAGCCTGCCCGCGCCGTCCCGGCACCTCCTGCACGTGCTCGCCATCCGCGCCGACGCCGACACCGGCATCATCCCCGCGGAGTACTCGCCCAGCCACACCCAGCTCGCCCAGGACACCGGCCTGTCCCGGCGCACGGTGATCGACCACCTGGCCGCCGTCGAGCGCGCCGGCTGGCTCGGCGTCAAGCGGGCCCCCGTCGCCAAGCAGCGCGCCGAACACGCCCCCAACCAGTACCGCCTCGCCCTCCCCAAGCACGCCGCGAAGCTAGTGCAGCAGCCGCACCCGGCAGCCCCGAAAGCTAGTGCAGCTCCTGCACCCGGGGGTAGTGCAGGAGCTGCACAGGCTAGTGCGACAGCTGCACACAACCAGACCAAAGAACTAACTACTAACTACCAAGCGGCTGCCGCCGCTTCACGCACAAGCGCAGGCGCGCACACGCGAGACCGCCTCGCCCAACTCGACGCCACCGCCGTGCGACGCCCCGACGCCTACGCACTCGTCAGCAGCTGGGCCCAACACCTCACCACCCCCCTCCTCGACACCCAACGCCGCGACCTCGCCAAAACCGTCGACACCCTCCTCGCCGAAGGCGCCCAACTCCCCATCCTCCGCACCGCACTCGACGACTGGGCCACCCGCGGACGCACCCCCGCCTTCCTCCGCTACTGCTACCAAGACGCCGCACAGAGGGCCAGAGCAGCGGAAACGGGTCCCGGCGCGTTGGACGTCCCGGGGTCGCGCGTGCACCAGCCCGCGCCAGGCTCGGACCGCGCCTCGAAGGCGCTGGGGTTCCTCGACCCGCGTGACCCGTACCTCGCCCGCCAGGGCGCCCACCACCACCAGCCGCAGCAGCTGTCGCCCGGCGAGTTCCGGGTGATCGAAGGAGGCAGGACCGCATGATCGAGCACGAGTTGAGCGCCGAGGAGCTGCACGCCGTCGCCGTGGGCCGGGGGCTGGCCGTCGCGGCGGCCACGGACCCGCGCATGCCGCGCTCGGACCCGGACGGGTTCATCCGGGCGACGTGGGTGGACATGCTGCGCGACGTGCCGGCGGAGGTGATCGAGCAGGCGGTCAAGGAGTACTACTGCTCGGACCGGTACTTGCAGAAGCGGGAGACGATCGCGCCGGCGGACGTGGTGCAGTGGTGGAACGCGCGGCGGCGGCCGACGGAGCGGGAGCGCACCGGCCTGAACGCGGCGACCAGGCGCACGGGCCCGGTGCCCGAGCTGGATCCGCAGCGCATCCACGACGGCGTCGACCAGGTGTTGGCCGCGCTGGGTGCCCGCAAGGCGATCCGGGCCGGGGAGGACCCGGAGATGGCGGTGGAGATCGCCCAGGGCGAGGCCGCGGTGAGGCGCGAGTTCCTGTCGCGCCGGTGCCCGTACTGCGGCGCGGACGCGGGGCAGCCGTGCACGGTGCCCGCGACCGGCAAGCAGCTGGCGAAGGCACCGGCGCACCCGTCGCGGATGGGGCAGGCGCCGGACTTCGAGTCGACGCGTGCTCGTGCGCTGGCGGCGCTGGAGGGTGTGCAGGTCGACGCGGGGGCCGTTCCCCACGCCTAGGTTGTTGCGTGTGTGCACGCCACCTGTTAGCGTGTGTGCACACCGCAAGAACGTGCCACCCAGCCCGAGGAGCCCTCATGACGAACCGCCTGACCAGCGGCCCCCCCCCCCCCCCCCCCCCCCCCCCCCAACCCCCCCCCGCAC